TGGAACCGTTTCGCGTGAACTTGACTGGCGTGCCCGCGTGGGGGCAGAAGCAGAGCGTGACGCTCAGTCGTCATGCCGACTTGCTGTATTCCACCTACCTCGACGTCGTTCTCCCAACGACTCAAATTGTTGGAGGAAAGACCCGCACGATTGATTGGAACAACGAGCAGGGACGCCTCGGATACAACTTGCTCGACTATGTTGAGCTTGAAATTGGCGGACAGGCAATTGACCGCCTCTACAGCGAGTATCTCTACCTGTGGGACACTCTGACGGCGGATGCGAACAAGAGTTACAATCTGTATCAGATGGTCGGTGGCGGTGGCGATTCTCGTCGCACGGACGGCGGTCCCATGGCAGTGAACGTAGATACTGGCGATGTAACTACGTCTGGACCTGACGGCAAGAAGGTATACGGTTACCGCCCTGCTGCTGCACAAGGAAACGTCAAGGCTACCGGTCGCCCCTCGAACAGCACGGTCCTGATGATTCCTCTGCCCTTCTCTTACACGCGCAACCCCGGTGCCGCGCTACCCCTCATTGCCCTCCAGTATCACGAAGTCAAGATTAACATTCTGTGGAACAAGTGGCAGTTCGTGACTGCGAACTTCAACGGAACTCAGCCCCCGCCCCCCAGCACCGCGGCCATTTATGTCGACTACATCTATCTCGATGTCGATGAGCGCCGTCGTATGGCTCAGGAGTCCCACGAGTATCTGATTGAGCAGGTCCAGTTCAACGAGGACAAGGGTCTTGCAGCCGGCGCGAACCGCATTGATTTGACCTTCAATCACCCCGTGAAGGAACTCATCTGGGTCGTGCAGCCGGATCGCTTCACCAACTGCAAGATTGCGGACAAGCAGAATAACTCAGTTGGCACCCTCGGATCTCCTCGCCCAGTTCTCCAGCCTACGCTTACTCAGCAGCCTACGACGGTCCTTACGGACTCCGTTCTCGGCGGAACGAGCGTGGTTGCCGGAGTCCCTGCGCGCCTCACGCCTTTCACCTACACGTATTTGGATCAGTCGACGGACGGTTACACTGCAACGACTTCGACCTTCACGCAGCCCATCTTCGATATGCGCCTGCAGATCAACGGACAGGACCGCCTTGACCGTCGCGGAGGTGATTACTACAACCGCGTCCAGCCTTACCAGCACCACTCTGGAACCATGAAACCTCAGGGTTTCGATACGACGGCTTACCTCAACACGACTCATGCTGCGATAACTGACTTGGTGACTGCTACCCCCCAGTCTCATCGCGCCATCTACACGTATTCCTTTGCGCTGAAGCCTGAGGAGAACCAACCGAGTGGCACGTGCAACTTCTCGCGCATCGACACCGCAACGATTGTGATGAATATGTCTGGAAACTACCTTGTGGATGAGAACACCGACAACGTGTGGAATTTCCGCGTCTATGCCATCAACTATAACATCCTCCGCGTGATGAGCGGCATGGCAGGACTTGCGTATTCCAATTAAATGTCAATACAGTAGTATAAATGGATATTTACGAAGCACATGGAACTGGAAGTCATACGCTTTCGTCCGCAAAAGATTCTACTCCAGGAACTCCAATGCCTCCCGGGTCCACCCAAGAATCCACAACCAAGACTCCCAAGACGTTTACAGAATACAGTGATATGATAACCGTGTATTCGATTCTCGGATTCATATTTGCGATTGTCTTCTCTTACGGAGCTGCAAAGTTGTCGTATGACAAGTATCGTTCTGTTGGATGGGCAGTTCTCGATTTCTTCTTTGCTTCGTTCTACTATCCTTACTATGCCATCGTCCTGAACACTCCGATATATATCGGCGGACGTCGTTAAGAATTTAAAACCCAAATAGCATGTAGCATCTACTACATCATATTTGTGTTCACTCCTTCGCAAGCAACTCCTGCTTGATCTTCTCCAAATACAGAATTCCATCCATCATCTCTTCCTGCGCATGCTGGACCCACTGTAAAAAACTTAAATCTGTTCTGTCGAGATTCGTTCCATACTTCTTTTGTCCAAACTCTGCTCGTTTTTGAAAGGATGCGATGACGGATGAAACCACTGAATCCATTATTTTTATATACATTCCACTACCCCTAAATCACCACTCCATCGCGATATCATCCACGCGACACACAATGTCTCCCTCTTCCGTCAACTTCGTGTTCAGTGCCTGAATATCCTCATCGAAGACCGTGCGCTCTTCTTCCAGACCCTCCGGCATCTTCGTCTCGTCCACGAGAATATCCACAAGTCCAGTTCCGCACGGCGGTTTCTGTCCGAACATGATGTTTGCCGACACGCCCTTCATACTATCAAACTCTCCCGACAACGCGGCATTGAAGAGAACCTTGGACGTCTCTTCGAACGACGAGCGCGCAAGCACCCCAGAATCGCTCTTGCTCATACCGAATCGGTCGACAGACAGGATATGTCCGGGATATGTCATTGTGTCAATCAGCGTGATCATGTGGCGATAGTTCACATACTCTGCACTAAAGACCTCCATGAACTCTTCATACATTGCTACACGTGCCGTCTCGATTCCAAACACCTCCACAATCTCATGAACATCGTTCGAGAAGGAACGCAGAGGATCCACATGCTTGAACGTCGCCAAATCCAGAAGGTTCGTGCCCTCCACGTCCAGAACATACTGCTTCAGCGGAACGAATCCACCGACCGTCTCGTCATACACGACCTCAGACTTCACCTCGCGAGGATATACCTTTCCAATCCCCTCAACGCCCGTGAGAATCGTGTCCAGCAACTTATCCTCAATGAATCGGAGCGACAGAGCATTCTTTGCCATATCCGTTCCGAAGACGATGCGGAGAACCATCTTATCCGGCGTATTGGTGTCGCTGTGAATGCAGTCGAATACGCGCAGAACCTTGTTGTCCTGAATCTTGGATGTGATTTGGGTCATATTTGCCACATTGCGGGCAGCCATCTCGTGCTTGTCCAACTCTAGGCGCAGAATCCATGGAGACATACACGAGTTGCCCTGAGTCACCGAGAACTTCTCATACGACCTCAGAATATCAATATCATCGCCAATTGCCGTATCTACAGTTCCGGGATGAGGGTCGTAATACATGCGCACCGAAATTGTGATGTCACGCAGAGTCGTCTTCTGGAGGTCTCGCTTCACTGCAATCGTATCGTTCATGGACTTTGCGATTTCAGAGTTCAGATACACAACGTTTCCAGGATTTTTGGGATTACGAGACACGCTCAGCAACTCAATGATGCGAGGCACACCCTGAGTAGCATTTGCCTTCACCGTTCCAGCACTGTGGAACGTATTCAGCGTGAGTTGCGTCGTGGGTTCGCCGATGGACTGTGCCGCAAGCGTGCCTACCATCTCGCCCGGATGGACCCGCGCCTTGATATACTTGAAGCGAATATCGCGGAGGAGTTCGTCGAACATGTCCTTGGACATGCGCAACTTAAGGATGGACTTCTTAGGTGCGAAGTAGAAGCGGAGTAGCGCATGGAACACGAGGTTGTGACTCATCCACGGTTCGGCGCACAGTTTGTTCAACTCGGCAGTCACATAGTCAGGTGTCAGGTCGGTCTTGGTCACATACTCGTTCGTATACTTCTGCTCCAGACGACGGAGATTGACCGGTGCCACAATCTTCTTCACATTCATGTAGCGGAAGACATTCTCTACGAGAAACTTGCGGTCTGCAAGAATCGTCTCAATCATATCGGAATTCGTTGCCTGAATGCCATCCTTCATAACTCCTTGGAAATCGTCTGCAGTTGCCGCAAACTCCTTATAGACCTGCTCCAGAGTGAGGGAACCAAGGTCGCATGCCTGTGCCTCTACGTTCACGGTATCAATTCCATCGCCGCCATACTGGAACTGAATCACTGCGCCGTTCGCGTTTCTGACAGTCCCGTCATACTCCACGTGCAGATCCTCCATCGTCTTCACCAACTTGCGCTGAATGTATCCTGAATCAGACGTCTTGACTGCCGTATCAATCAGACCCTCACGTCCTGCCATCGCATGGAAGAAGAACTCTGCAGGACGAAGACCGGTGATGAAACTGTTCTCGACGAATCCACGCGACTCTGCCGAATAGTCGTAGCGTGTGAAATGAGGGAGCGTGCGGTCCTGAAGCGTATACTGGACACGCTTACCAGCAATCAGTTGCTGTCCCAACATTGCCATCATCTGGGCAATATTGAGGTCGGAACCCTTAGAACCCGAAACTACCATCTCGCGCATCCTGTTCTTTGCCGGAAGACCCTCCATGACCTTATTCACGACTTCCGACGCAGAGTTCTTGAGGGCATTACAGATTTGGTTCTCAAGTTCGTCACCGTCCGGACGCCCCGAATCGTTCAGGAACATTCCGGCATGGACGCTGGACATGATGCGACTAACCTCCTTGCGCCCCTTATCGAGCGAATTCTCGATTGCCTCTGCGATTTCGGCATTTCCAACAAGATCCGAAGGACCTACGGAGAACCCAGAATACAGGTTATACTTCGTAACAATGTTCTGAACCTCGTTGATGAACTGTCCGCACCGATCAGGTCCAAAGTCGTTATAGATGACGTGGAGAATACCATCCACTGCATCTCCCGAAGACCCGCCGAACGCGCTCTTCTTCAGAAGACCCTTCTTGAGTTGTCCGTTCTTCAACTGAATACTTCCGTTGAAATCCATGAGAGGGAACGTGCTGGAAATCAGCTCCTGACCGGTCATGTTCATATTCTTGCGACCGTAAGAGGATAGCGGGCGCTTCGTGCGACTCAGAATGTTCATGGCAATATGCTCGGGAACCTTAACGTCCGGTTGAGAGATACGGAACGATCCGGTGAGCGTGTCCTGGAAGATCTGGATGATGGGCGAGTTCGTGCGTGGCGAGATAATCTGGCGGAGAACCGAAGCAAGATACTTCAACTCCGTGGCAGCAACGATGGACTGGGGCACGTGCATGTTCATCTCGTCGCCGTCAAAGTCGGCATTGTAAGGGCGAGTCGCAGAAACATTGAGGCGGAAGGTGGAGTAGGGAAGAACACGAATGCGGTGGCACTCCATAGATGCCTTGTGGAGCGACGGTTGACGATTGAACAGAACAACATCACCATCAATCAGATGACGATGCACGATATCGCCCTGCTTGAGGTCCACCATATCCAACTTCATGTAACGAAGACTCACAGTCTTGTCCTCGTCGCGCACATAGATGGACTTTGCGCCGGGATGCTTTGCAGGTCCATTGCGGATATAAGACATGAGACGGTCGCGATTATAGGGCGTCACTGCCTCCGGAAACGTCAGGTTCCGGGCAATCTCTTCCGGAACACCAAGTTCGTCTACATCGATATTCGCATCTGGAGTAATGACTGTGCGTGCCGCGAAGTCCACGCGCTTTCCCATAAGGTTTCCGCGCACACGACCGGACTTTGCTCCCATACGAGACTTCAGAGTCTTCAGGGGACGACCTGAGCGCTGAGCAGCAGGCGGAAGACCCTTGATGTCGTTGTCGACGTATGTCGCAACATCGAACTGAAGAACCTTGGTGTAGTCGTCAATCACAGCAACCGATTCTCCCTTATCGATCTTTTCGCGGAGACGCTGGTTGTTGCGCACAATATCGATGAGTTTGTGAGTCAAGTCGTCCTCCATACGCTGATTGTCGTCCATAACGACAGAGGGGCGGACAGTCAGAGGAGGAACCGCGAGAACCGTGCACACCATCCACTCGGGGCGACTGAACTTGGGATGAAACCCGATTGCAGAAACAGATGCGTCCGTCATGCGCTGGAAGCACCGCAGAACCATCTCGGGTTGAAGAGGAATAGCGTCAGATTCGGGGACGAACAGGATTGCGGATAGTGTTGCAACTGTATTCTCAACCTTCTCGACCTTCTTGACCATATCGGTTTGGCAGTGGGGGCATGGATAATTGCCGTCCCTCGTTCTAGACTTGTTCTTGAACTGGGCGGTTGCTTCGCGAACCGCATTGAACTTGTCGATACCGGTCAGCGTCGTTGGGGTCTTTGCGAGTTCGTCAGCAGTCATGTAGGGGTTGGAGCAATTCAGACAGACGACGCTGAGAACCTTGCGAAT